TCCGGATGCTTCCGTTGTAATCTTTTCTAAGCACTGGACGTACAACGATTGGTCGTACGCTTGGTTCTGCAAGGAACGCGGTCAAAAAGTAATCTTCGATGTCTGCGACGATCACTTTGAGGGGAAACTCAGCGAGCACTACTTCCGTATGTGCAGCATTGCGGATCTGGTTATCTGTAATTCGCACGAGATGCAGGCACGCATCAAGGAAGTCCTCCATAAGGACTCGATTGTTATTGAGGATCCTGTAATCTCACGACAGCAACCGCACACTCGGGACAAGGCCCCTTCTGGTCTTTGGTACGGCCAAGCAATGAATATCAACGGTCTGTATCAGGTATACACCGGCAATTACCCACTTGAAATAGCTATGCCGGGAAATATCGAGCTTCCTCCTCAGTTTGAAAACAATCTAGTGAATCTTAGCCAATGGCATCCCGGAATTGTTGGAGAGGCTTCCCAAAGGAATTCGTACGCAATTCTTCCTTACCGGCAGGGTAAGAACGCTAAAAGTGCGAACAGGGTTCTTGAGGCGCTCTGGTGCGGACTCCCCGTAATCACGGATCCCATACCTGCCGTAGTTGACCTCGGCAGGAACGGTATCCGCTACCTTGGGGTGGATTGCGAGAACTCCGAAATTATGGAGTACATGCTGGATACGGACTTTACGGAAGAGATGCAATCCGCGCAAAAGCTGATTGAGCTTAAATACAGTCCGGAAGCAATCGCTTCCAAGTGGGCAGCAGTTATTCGGGAGTTCGCATGAAACTTAATCTTGGTTCTGGTGATCGATCCCTTGAGGGGTACATTGGCGTGGATCTTGCGCCGAATGCGGATATTGTTTGCGATGTACGCAAACTGGATCAGTTCGCGGATAACAGCGTAGAAGAGATTATTGCTATCCATGTTATTGAGCACTTCTACAAATGGGAAATCCAACCCATGCTGAATGAGTGGCGACGAGTCCTGCAACCCGGAGGCAAGATTATTCTTGAGTGCCCGGATCTCAAAAAGGCTGCTTTCCATTTCCTGATGGGGGAAACGGATCAAATGGGTATGTGGGCATTCTATGGTAACCCGGAGCTTAAGAACGAGTTCCATTGCCACCACTGGGGTTACACTCCTGAGACTTTGGCTTACGAACTACAACTTGCTGGTTTCAAGAACGTAGTTAAAGCTCAAGCACAGTTTAAAATCCCGAAACGGGATATGCGTATTGAGGGAATCAAATGAATAAAGTTGAAAAGATTCCAGTATATATTGGGTACGATCAAGTAGAGTCCGTAGCTTTCTGGACTTGTGCTGCAAGTATTCTGAAGCACTCCTCTCTTCCTGTAGAGATTATTCCTCTTAAAAGAAGTCAACTTCCGCTTACGCGGCCTAAGCATCCTAAACAATCCAATGAGTTCGCTTTTACTCGTTGGCTAGTACCTCACTTGCAAAATTACAAGGGGTATGGTATATTCGTAGACTGCGACTTCTTGTTTATGGATGATATTGCGAATCTCTGGTATCTCAGAGATAAGCAGTACGCAGTACAAGTTTGTAAGCACGATTCTGGTGTATTCAAGGCAGGGACTAAGTACTTAGGCACGGAACAAACCGTGTACGATAAAAAATGCTGGTCTTCGCTCATGATCTTCAATTGTGAGCACCATGCCTGCGAACGCTTGTCTCCAAACTACATAGATAACGCAAATGGTTTGGATCTGCACCAGTTCAAGTGGTGCAACGACGACCAGATTGGCAGCATTCCTTTGGAATGGAATTGGCTTGTTGGGTTGTATCCATACATAAATACTCCCAAAGCTGTGCATTTTACAGAAGGTGGCCCTTACTTTAAGGATTACTGTGACTCTGATTATGCGGAGAACTGGTGGGATGCTTTTTGCGATCTAAAATTTGTTAAAAATGGTCTGACTTAGGTCTAAAGGAGAGACGCATGGCTGATGCAATGTACGACAATTACCGGGAGGAAGCTCTTCGGGGCTTGCGTACACCTCTCAGCGAAACTATCAAAGTAATGGCTGTTACTGCTGGATACACGTACAGTGCAGCGCACACTTCAGTTAACGATATCCCTACCGCTAATCGAGTACAAGCTACTGCCGCTCTTACTAGCAAGAGCGCAACTGCTGGAGTATTCGATGCTTCGGATGTCACTCTTACGGCAGTAGCCGCTGGTAGTGCTATTAGAGCACTTGTTTTGTACACCGAAGCAGGAACATCCGCTTCCAGCACTTTGATGGTGTACTTGGATTCCGCTTCCCAACTTCCTCTAACTCCTAACGGAGGGGACATTATTATCTCTTGGGACAACGGAACCAATAAAATCTTTAAACTCTGAGGCAATTTATGGATATTATGGCTATTTTTATCACGGATCCTATTGTCAAACGAGTTCGTCGAATGAATGCGATTCAAAAAGAAATTATAAGCATCACGGCTAAAAAGCATAAACTCGAAACTGATGCTCTAAAAATCACAGAAGAATACGAAAAACTTCGACTGGAAACTAAAAATCTAAAGAAAAACGGATCTTCTTCAATATAAGGTTCAAGATAAATAAGCATTTTTTTATTCAAACTCATTAAGGACTAGAGTTATGGCGGATTCAGATGTACAGATCACTGCTGGATCTGGCACGAAAATAGATACTCGTACTGTTGGCGCTGGAACTGATGAGCACCGACAGGTCATGGTTGTCGGATCTCCAAGCACAGCCTCGGATGTTGCCGCTGTTACTGCTGCAAATGGTCTTGCCGTTGATGTCACTCGCGTGCAGGGGCAGGTCACCATTGGCGACGGCACCAACGCCGTCTCTGTGGACAATTCGCAGAATGACGCAGAAAGCAACGGCCAAAACAGCCTGCACACCTCGTCGCGCACCTACGTTTTCAACGGCACCACATGGGATCGGGTGCGGGGCGACATTGCGAACGGCATGGATGTCGATGTAACCCGGCTTCCAGAGCTGCCCGCTGGCACGCAGCTAATCGGCCGCGTAAAAATCTCGGACGGCACCAACGATCTGGTGGTGGACACGGCCCACAACGACAACGAAAGTGCTACCGAGAATCACCTCGACGTTGCCGCTAGGCTGATGGGCCTAAACGACGCGGGCACCTACGACCGCGTGCGGGCCACTGTCAGCGTAAACAAAAACGCAACCTATACTTCAGCCCAAACTGGAACTGCTATCTGGACTCCAGCAGCAGGAAAGGCAGTTGTTATAACATCCGTACAAATCCAGAGTTATGGCACAACTGCTGGAACCGCAACGCTTTGGTTTGGTGCTTCTGCTGACACAACATTCACTCGCGGAACTGATGCCGCTGTCTTTGATGGCGAATTTGCGCCTTCTGCAACAAACAAACCTGGCGTTGTAATGCCGTTCCCCACGCCTGTTCGTGGGACTGCTGATTATGTGCTTCGCGTAACTACAACAAACGCTCAGTCAATCACGGTGAACGTCTGGGGCTATGAAATCTAATGGCTACTCGCCTTAGATTCCGCGAACTATCCAGCACCATATCCGGTTCTGGGAATAGATCAATGTCCACCAATGGCGGAAGAGCTTCAGTAACAGCAATTACTACTACAACTGCAAGTGGAACCAACATTCCTATAACCGCAACGGCTGGCGGCACGGCGCTAATTTGGTACTCAGAACCTTTCACCGCCGCGGTGACAATATCCGGCACAATTACGGTCAACTTATGGGGTGCAGAGAGCGCAAACACTGTCAATTCTGGTGCAGGAATTTTAATTGAAAGAACAAATAATGCTGGTGCGGTGCAATCGTCAATTGTTGCAGTGACGGGTGTGCCTTCCACAATTACCGAGTGGCCGCTCCGCGCAGCACCCGCAGCAAAAAACGGAACCTACACGCCAACCAGCACCAGCATGGCAATAGGAGAAAGGATTAAGGTCACGGTATCGGTGCGTAACGTAGGCACAATGGCGGCAGGCCAAGCGGATTTTTACTACGGACAAAACGCTGACACGGCAACGGTTGGCGACTCATGGGTGCAGTTTACGGAAGACTTCCGCACTGATCAGATTAACGAAGGCGACAACGCAAGCGTTTGGGGAGGCGGTTTCTATGGGTGATGTTTGTTTAGGAGCGTACGCAACGCTACAAGAAGCCACAGAGATAATGGCATTGCGTTTTGAACCATCAGCAGAACTTGCTATTTGGGAGGACGGTGATTCCGAACACCCGTGGCGCATCTGGTGGACAAGACTGAACTAATCCATGTCTTTACTGCTACTATTTAATTCCCAAACTTCAAACGCAAGTGCAGTTTATCCAAATGGATTATCAAGCAATGCGGCATTTGGGGTACCTCAATTTAGTACAGTTGGGTACATATATCCTGCTAGTTACGTTCAATTAGAATTTTTCGGACAACCGACTTTTGGTATAGTTTATATTATAAATGTAAACAGCCTTAATTCTAATTTCGCAACAGGAGTATTGCTTCTTACTTTTGACCAATACGTAGAACTCGCAGGTAAAGCGTACACAGAGTTTGGGCAATTCAGTATCTACATTAAGGGGCAACTAGTCGTGGTAGGAGATAATATCTTTGAATGGTTTGAAAAACAACCCAGTGTGCAGGGATCAAAACTTGATAGGCTCAAAGAATACTTGAATTCTCTTGGCTATAGAGGGAACTCTAATAGCATGATATTTAAATTTCTTAGGGCTCAAGGATACTCTGGCTCTCTGCCTCAAATGATTTCTAAATTTGAACGAACTTTCACAAATAGATACGGCCCATCATAAGTACTCAGGAAAAATAAATGGCTAAAATAACCTTCAGCGATATTGCTTCTGGCTTTCAAAGTGTAAGTACATTAAATAATAACTTTGCTCAACTAGAATACGAACTCCAGAACAAAGTACTTTACAGGACTAATCCTACTGGTGAGCCAAACCAGATGGATAATGATCTGGATATGAATGGTTACAACATCCTTAATCTCGGGAACGCAACGGTTGTTGCTTCTGCAAGCAGCGTACAGACTATTCTTTGGGGTACTCAACGGAACGGTACAGGCACTCACAGTCTCAGTGCTGGCGATATCTACCGAACGGTAGAAGTGTCCGCTAGTTCTTCTGTGACTGCGGTAATGTTTCTAACGACGGCTTCCATTGCTGGCTGGGTAGGCGGGCAATGGATTTCTCTGTTACAAAAAGGTGCAGGGAAAGTACTTATTTCTTCGGATGCTGGGGTCACTATTAACTGTTCCGCTACAGTCAAAGGAACACGCAGACAGTACGGAACTGTAACTCTGAAATACAGAGGTAGTGATGTGTGGTACTTGGATGGGGATGTATCCGTATGACGACGGAAAAAATTGCTGGCTCTTATCACTTTCGTGGTATGTCCCGAGAACAAAGGGATATCTACCGAAAGGATTTCCTTGAGATTGCGGATCCCACGGGATTCATCTTTGCAGAGAAGTGGCTTGAGGATGGTTACCGCAAGTGGACTACTTTCATTCACAGCGTAGGTGTGCGCGAAGAAGTAAAAGAATGGCAAGAGACGCTTGCAGTTAAGTTGCAAGCAGCAGCAATTACTCAGATTGCTACGCAACGGGATTCTTTCCAAGCTCTTAAGTGGCTTGCTGATCGCGGTTGGGTAGAGAAATCCGATAAGCGCACCAAAGAAGCTAAGAAAGCCTCTGCAAAAGCGCACGAGGAAGTCCAAGCAGATATGGAAAGGTTGGGGTTGAAACTTGTCAAGCCGTAGCAACAATCAACGCAGTAGAGCTTTTAGACGATCAGAACTAATTAGTGCACAGTTTGTTCCTTCTCCTCACCATAGGAGGATTGAGGATTATTTTCAATTCAATGTATCGGCAACGTACTCTGCTTCAGTAGGGCAATTTGCTTGGAACGTGGATAACGGAACTGTCGATCTTGGTATGGCTGGCGGAAACGTCATCATGTCCTTGGGACTTGAAACGTATTTCCATGTAAAAGCGGACTCTACAATTAGCTGCGGCCAAGTTGTGATGGCTACAGGAACATTGGGAAATAGCGGAAAGTTAAAAGCTGCGCCAGCTAACATTACTGATCCCAATCTTGGGATTTATATTATTGGAGTAGCTACTGAAACGATACCAACTAATTCTTTTGGATACGTTACTTGTTTCGGAACAACACACAAAGTAGACACAACTGGAAACGAATCCAGTGAAAGTTGGTCTAATGGTACTATTCTTTATTACAAAGCAGGAACAAGCGGTAAATTCACTTCTACAAAGCCAATAGCACCTAATCCTCATGTCCTTATGGCGATGGTGCTCAATAGATCAACAAATGGATCTATTTTTGTACGGCTTACTCACGGTCTTCAATTAGGGGACATTAACGGAAATGTCCAATTCGGAACGCTGGGCAGTAACGATTTTATCGTATACAGCTCAGGTAATTCCCGTTGGGAAAATCAATCCGTAGGTGCAGCAAAAACAATAATGGGATTGCCAAGTACCCTTACTTGGTACTCGGGAACTGGTTCGCCAGAGGGAGTAGTAACTGCAACAGTAGGATGCCTGTATTCTAATACAACAAGTGGAGCAACGGATTCCTTGTTCGTAAAGAAAACAGGAACAGGCAACACTGGCTGGACTTCATTAGGATAATAAAAATGGAATGGCAGAACCTATTTAATATCGCAGCTTCTTTTATCGTGTTCTTGCTTGGATGGTTTGTGCGTTTAGCCTATGACGCTACAATGGCAATGAAACAGGATATAACAGAGTTAGAGAGAACTGTCTCAAATCATTACGTTCGTCGAGAAGACTACAAGCAAGATATCCGCGAGATTAAAGAAATACTCATGCTTATCAATGCCAAGATGGACAATAAAGTAGACAAAGGCGATATAAGGTTGCATGACAACTAAGAACGAACTCCGAGAAGCGGCAGAGAACGATCTCTGCACCTTTGCTAAACTTGTTAACCCTATGCGGATCTATGGCGAGATCCATGAGAGGGTATTCAAGTTCTTGCAGCATTCAGGCAATAACCTGAACCAACTCATTATGCTTCCTCGGGGACACCAGAAGTCCCACTGCCTAGCAGTATGGTGCGCTTGGTGGATAACGAAGCATCCTGAAGCTACGATCTTGTACATCTCGGCTACTGCACAGTTGGCAGAGGATCAATTGTATGCCATTAAGTGCATCATTGATTCGCCAGTGTACCAAAGGTACTGGCCCGAGATGCTGGATAAAGACGAGGGACGCAGAAGCAAGTGGAGCACTACAGCGATTAACGTAGACCATCCTGCTCGGGCTAAAGAGATGATACGGGATAACACAATCCGTACTGCTGGTCTGACTACAAACACTACAGGCTGGCATGCTGATGTAGTTATAGCTGATGACGTAGTAGTCCCTGACAATGCTTACACTGAAGAAGGCCGTAGGAAAACTGCTGCTTCCATGTCCCAAATGTCCTCCATTAAAAACGCTGGCGGAATGGTTAAGGCAGCGGGTACTCGGTACCATCCTTCGGATCAGTACAGTATTTGGTTGAATCAGGAAGAAGCAATATACAACGATAAAGACGAAATCGTTAGGTACATCCCTGTCTGGGAAATCATGGAGGAAGTAGTTGAGATTGATGGCGCATTTACTTGGCCTCGTGAATCCCGCCCAGATGGGAAGCGTTTCGGCTTTGATAGGAAAATTCTTTCCCGTATTTTTGCTGAGTACACTGATAAAACTCAATTCTATGCTCAGTATTATAATAACCCCAACGATCCTGAGTCTAACCGGGTTGATCGTTCTAGATTTCAATATTACGATCAAAAGTTTCTTCGACAGGAAAACGGATACTGGTACTTTAAAGATGCACGTTTAAACGTGTACGCGGGTGTGGACTTCGCATTTTCTCTGTCTAAGAAATCCGACTACACTGCAATCGTAGTAATTGGTGTGGATTCTACTAACGATATCTACGTACTGGATATTGATCGATTTAAGACGGACAAGATCAGCGATTACTACGAAAGATTGCTGGGAATGTACAACAAATGGGGTTTTAGAAAGCTCAGAGCAGAGGTTACGACTGCTCAACAGATTATTGTTAATGATCTAAAGCAAAAGTTTAAAGAAGGTGGGATATCTCTCAAGATTGATGAATTCAGACCGAACCGTGTCCAAGGCAGCAAAGAAGAAAGGATTGCTGCTGTGCTTGAACCCAGATACCAGCAACAAGCTATTTGGCACTATCGTGGAGGATACACTCCAGTGCTGGAGGATGAGATGCTTCTAGCACGGCCTCCGCATGACGATATTGTAGACACTCTAGCAAGCATTGTAGAGATTGCACAGAAACCGCGAGAGCGGATCGAAAAAACAACAAATACTCCTATATCAGCTTCTTTTAATAAGCGATTTGGGGGGTTCGGAACAACTATGGGCGGAATAGCATATGGCAGGTAATGTAGCGCAGCTTAAAGAGCAGCTTAAGCCGGAAACTCTGGCCGGTCAGATTTACATGATGTGGAATGATTTCTATAACCAGCGTAAGCCTTGGGTAGAAGAACAAAAAGAACTCAGGAACTACCTGTTTGCTACGGATACTAGCAAGACTAGCAACAGGACATTGCCTTGGCGGAACAGCACCACTACACCTAAACTCACACAAATCAGGGACAATCTTCATGCTAATTATATGGCTGCGCTCTTTCCTAACGATCAGTGGCTCAAATGGGAAGGATTCTCGCTTGACGATGCTACTAAAGCCAAGCGCGAAGCGATTGAATCGTATATGCAAAACAAAACTCGACTTGGTGGATTTCGTACTGTTATCTCTCAACTTCTGTATGATTACATTGATTATGGTAATGCTTTTGCTGATGTCGAGTGGGTAAACGAAAAGAAAGAGGATCCTTTGACGGGTGAAATAATTCCCGGTTACGTTGGCCCCCGAGTAACTCGTATTTCTCCTTTTGATATTCTTATCAACCCTGTTGCTAGTAGTTTTAGAAATACTCCTAAAATGGTTAGGAAGGTAATGAATCTTGGTGAACTTAAAGCAATGGCTGAAGATTTCCCTGAAGAAAAATGGGTACGGGAAGCTCTATCAAAAGCTATGAAATTTAGGCACGACATTGCTAATGGGCAGTACAGTATTGAGGACTTTGACAAAGCTGGCGGATACACTATTGATGGTTTCGGGAACTTGTACGAGTACTATCAATCGCCTTACGTAGAACTCATCGAGTTTGAAGGTGATATGTATGATCCCTATACCGATACGCTGTTGCGGAACCATATCATTACAGTTATTGATCGCACTCGTATTATCCGCAAGGAACAAATGCCTAGCTGGCAACCCAAAGGAAATAAAGCGCACGTAGGCTGGAGGCTTCGTCCAGACAATATGTACGCAATGGGGCCACTGCATAACCTTGTAGGAATGCAGTACCGCATTGACCACTTGGAGAACATCAAGGCTGACGTATTCGACTTGATTGCATTCCCTCCGCTCAAGATCAAGGGCGAGATTGAGGAATTCGATTGGGCACCGGGAGCCGAGATCCATATGGATGTCGAAGGCGATGTCACCATGCTTGTGCCTGACACTACGGCACTAGCAGCGGATACACAAATCGCTATTCTCGAACAGCGAATGGAGGATTACGCAGGCGCACCCAAGCAGGCTATGGGTATCCGTACTCCCGGAGAGAAAACTGCTTACGAGGTTCAGACACTAGAGAGCGCAGCGGGTCGTATCTTCCAAGAGAAGATCCAGAACTTTGAAGTAGAACTGCTGGAGCCAATTCTGAATGCCATGCTGGAAGTTTCCCGCAGGAACATGGATGCAGCGGATGTAGTACGAGTCTTTGACGACGATCTTGGCGCTCAAATCTTTTCTACGGTAACTAAAGAGCACATTACGGCTAACGGGAAAGTCCGGCCCGTAGGAGCGCGGCATTTCTTTAGCCAGCAACAACTAATCCAGAACTTGACGGGATTGTTTAACAGCCCAGTGGGACAGATGATTGCTCCTCATGTTTCTAGCAAACAATTGGCTAAACTCGCAGAGGATCTCTTTGGCGTAGAGCGGTACCAACTGATCTCCGACAATATTGCTTTGATTGAATCCGCAGACCAGCAGAGACTTATGGCAGTTCTTCAAGAACAGGCTGTGGGTGAAGATGTTGCTATGATGGGAGCAGATCAACAGAATATTGACACTAATCCAAAGGGAATGGTATAATGGCGAAGAAAGGCGAATACGATGGTGATGCTAATCATCGATCTAAAAGACAAAGAAGTTATCAAGCTCAACCCGAACAAAAGAAAAACAGGGTAGCTCGGAATAAAGCTAGACGAGAAGCTCTTAGATCCGGCAAGGTTTCTAAGGGAGATAATAAAGAAATAGATCATAAAACACCTCTATCTCAGGGTGGATCAAAAAGTGCTTCCAATACGCGAGTATTATCCAAAAGCCCGAATAGGCGGGCTGGAGGTAAAATTGGTGGTACTAGAAAAGCGGCTAAAGGTAAATAGGAGAATACCATGTCAATGGATACATTTAAAAAACTTTTTGGCCCTGCAAGCAGCAGGGATCCCCGTATGTCGATCTCTGGTACTTTCGGTAGCATGCAAGCTCGTAAAGCGCAGAAAAGCCGTCTTGCTGCAAAGCCAAAACAAAGTTTTAGTAAAAGCGATATTCGATCGAATACTGCCAGCAGGAAAGGTAGCCCCTCTGCAATGCAGATGGCCGAGAGGTCTGCTATGGATCGTATGAGCCTTGACGAAAAAATTGTATCCCCTAAAAAGAAGGATGTTCAAAAATCGTCTCCCAAAAAGGCACCCGCTAAAAAAGCTGCTCCTAAAAAGACTGCAAGTAAAGCTCCTGCAAAGAGTTCCCCGGATAAGGGTCTTGCAGCGGCCAGAATGCTTGGAGGGAAAGGCGGTTTGTCGGAAGATAACGCAGTTATGAAACGTCTTCGTCAGCGTGCAATGGAGCGTGCTGTAGCTAAAACTAAAAGTAAGAAGTAGTGCCTAAAGCTCTAGAAAAAGTAGTTAATGCTCTTAAAAAACAGGGCAAGAGCGAATCTTCTGCTTATGCTATTGCTACTGCCACTTTGAAAAAAGCTGGCAAGATGCCTAAGAAGAAAAAGAAAAAGTAATATGGTATCGCCTAAGCCTACGAATCCTTCGCTTTGGTCAAAAGTTCAGGCGCAAGCCAAGTCAAAGTTTGACATTCACCCTAGCGCGTACTCTAATGCTTGGGCATCCAAGGAGTACAAGAAACGCGGAGGTACATGGTCTGGGCCCGATAATCGGGTAAAGAAACGTGGCTAAAGGCGGACTAGGCAAATGGTTCTCTGAAAAGTGGACTGACGTAAAAACCGGAAAAGAATGCGGCAGATCCGGGGCTAATGATAAGAGGGGTTATCCCGCTTGTAGTCCAAAAGATGTTGCACAAAAAATGTCGCCCAAACAAAAAGCTGCTATGGCAGCAAAGAAGACTGGGCCAAGGAGACAAAATTGGCCTGTAACTGCGAGCGGAAAACAAAGGAACAAATGATGAAAGGCATGATGAAAGACAAGAAAGGCATGGACAAGATGGGCGGAATGTATGGCTCTAAGCCTGCTGCTAAAAAATCTGCTATGAAGAAGAAGCCTAAGAAAACCAAGAAGTGAAAACAGTTTGGTTTAAGGGTGCTAGGGACGATCAAGGTAAAGCGGACAGAAAGTCCCAGATCGTTTCAGCAGCCAAAGCCCTAGAGATTCTGACCGGAATCCTTGAGGAAAAGATTAAGGAAAAAGAGTCAGAAAGGAATCTGCCGAAATGCTACGAACTCGCAGGGTTCGCGTACTTTCAAGCAGATGCGTGCGGGTACATCCGTGCGCTCCGGGAAGTTCAAAGCATTATCGATTTAAAGGAGCCATAAATGTCTGACGAATTCATGGGTACGACAAATACCCAAACAGCAGAGACTAGCCAACCAGCAGTCGAAGCGCCAAGGGTAGAAGCTGCAAAATCTGATTACTCAGAGTTCTTGCAAGCTATTACCAACCAAGAAGGGAAGCCTAAGTACAAGACTGTGGCGGATGCATTGATCGGGGCGGCTAAAGCGCAGGAGCATATCCAGCGAATTGAATCCGAGAACTCCGAGCTTCGCACTGTAGCCAAGAAGGTCGATACGATGGAGCAACTTCTTCAACGCCTTGAAGTAGGTAAGGGATCCGACCAATCTCCGAGTCCGAAAGTCGAGGATCAGGAAAAACTCGTTTTGTCAGTGCTTGAAAAGCAAAGGGCAATGGAGCGTGAACAAGCTAATCGTCAAACTGTCCTGAATACTCTTCGGGAAAAGTTTGGAGATAAGACCGATGAAGTACTGTCCACTAAAGCCAATGACCTTGGTTTGTCAGTAATGGAATTGGGAGCACTTGCCGCTCGTTCTCCGAAAGCTGTTCTGGGTTACTTCGACACTAAACAGGTTTCTCCTTCTGTACAAAGTACAGTAAACACGCAGGCTCTTTCTCCAAGGACTACTGAGGTGAAGGCACCGGACAATATCATGTGGGGCGCAAGCAACAAAGATGTTGTAGGGTTCTTCCGTCAAGTCAAAGAGGAAGTTAACAAGGAACTTGGACTGGCATAACAGGAGACCAATATGTCCAATATCACTCTGAATACTCCTTCGTTTATCGAAGCACAACAGTATTCGCAGTTCATCCTTCGCACCCTGCCGACTGCGATCCTTCCCGCTTCTTTCTATCGGGATGTATCGGATTTTGGCGCAGGTTCGACTCTCAACATCAAAACCATTGGTACCGCTACCATTCAGGAAGTAGAAGAGGATACTCCTCTTATCTATAACCCGATTGAAACTGGCAATATCACGCTGTCCATTACGGACTACGTTGGTGATGCTTGGTACGTCACTGATGTACTTCGTCAGGATGGCTCGCAAATTGAGGCTCTGATGGCTGCACGCGCTCAAGAAGCGACTCGTGCAATCCAGCAGCGTTTCGAGAGCCGCTTCTACCAAGTAGCTTACGGTGGTCAAACGGCTGCTAACCCGAACAACGTAAACGGTTTCTCGCACCGCTTCCGTGGCACGGGAGCTAACTGGACGATGGACGAGGATGACCTGATCGCAATGCGCCTTGCATTCGATAAGGCTAATGTACCACAGTTCGGTCGTGTCGCAATTGTTGATCCGGTTGTAGCAGCTACCTTCCAGAAGAAGGTTGTTATGACTTCGCAACTTGATCGTCATCCGGCCTATCAGGCAATTCTGGAGAACGGTTTCAACAACGAGCACCAGTTCGTTATGCGAATCCACGGTTGGGATATCTGGACTTCTAACCTCCTGCCGACGTTTGCCGCTGGCACGAGCGTAGACGGTACTTCTACTCAGTCCGCTAGCACCACTTGTATTGTTAACCTCTTTATGTCCATCGCGGATGATAACACCAAGCCGGTTATGTCGGCATGGCGTCAGCCCCCGAAGGTTGAGGGTGAGCGGAACAAGGATCGCCAGCGTGACGAGTTCCTGACCACTGCTCGTTGGGGTATGGGCGTACAGCGCCGCGATACTCTTGGCGTAGTTGTAACCTCTGCTACGGCAACGGAATAAGGAGTAAATAATCATGGCTCGTGAAAATAGTTCAGGTCTTAACGTAAGTACCCGCTATGGCCCCATCGCTCTTCCGGATGGTGCTCGCGGTGAACTCGGTCGAAGTGAAAACGGTATCTACACGCTCGCTGCTGACTTCTCGGCGAACCTTATCAACTCCGATTCTATCGGTCAGGCGGTAACGGTTCTCTTTCCGGGAACTCTGGTGCTTCGTGGTTGGGCCGAAGTAGAAACGGCTGTTACTCTGAGTGCTGCTGGTGCTGCTGTATCCATTGGTCGCCAAGGCGGTCTGGGTACGGATAGTGCGGATCTCTCGGGTTCGGCTGTAGGTGTAGGTTTCAAAGCTCTTGGTCTTAAGGGGACTTTCTCCACCGGGATCACGGCTACTACGACGGTTGTCGTAGGTATGGCTTCTGGTGCCATCGAAGGTGGTGCTGGTCGTCTTATCCTCGAAATCCTCAAGGCTTAACCGATAACTACGACGACGACAACTCTTGAGGGGAGTTGGGGCGGATAACCCCGCTCCCCTTTTTTTTATTTCTGAGGTTCAGAGATGAAACTAACTCTACTTGAAATTGTTCAGGACATCATGAACGATATGGATGGAGACAATGTTAACTCCATCAACGATACAATTGAATCCCAACAAGTTGCACAGATTGTAAAAACCACGTATTTGGAAATGCTGGCTAATCGGAATTGGCCGCATATGCATTCACCTTTTAATTGCAATTCACTGGCAAATATCAACTACCCAACAAATCTGTCGATTCCAGACAATATCAAAGAAGTTAAATGGATTCGGTACAACAAGCGAACTAGCACGGACACTAAGGATAAGTACGAGGAAGTAACGTACCTTCAGCCGGAAGATTTCTTTGACCATTGCTCGCACAGGGATTCCTCTGCTAGCAATATGCAAGTTGTGAACTTCAACGGCATTCGTCTAAACATCCGTAAGGATCAAGCACCTCAATACTGGACTTCATTTGATGACTCCGTACTCATTATGGATTCTTTCGATAGCACAATGGATACAGTGCTACAAGCAGGAAAGAATTCTTGTTGGGGCGTTAAAAACCCTGAATGGACTAGCTTGGATAGCAGCATTCCTGATCTCCCTGCCGAAGCATTTCCTGCACTTGTTGAAGAAGCTAAGAGCACTGCTTTCTATACTCTTCGGCAAGTGGCAAACGAGAAAGCTGAGCAGAAGGCTAGTAGACAAAATCGATGGCTTTCTCGTAAAGCATGGAGGGCTAAAGGCGGTATTCGTCTGCCTAACTACGGTAGGCGCAAGGCTTTCTCTGGTTACGAAAAGAACCCTCTCTTGGATAAAGGCTAATGGCTAAATCACCTGCATGGCAACGAAAAGAAGGTAAGAATCCGAAAGGCGGACTTAATGCTAAGGGCCGCGCAGCTTACAACAGGGAGACGGGAGGGAATCTAAAAGCTCCTGCTCCTAACCCTAAGACGAAGAAGGATGCTGGCAGGCGTAAATCATTCTGTTCTCGTATGCAAGGAATGAAAGAGAAACTGACTAGCGAGAAAACAAAGAATGATCCTAATAGCAGGATCAATAAATCTTTGAGAGCGTGGAACTGCTAAGGA